CCGGTCAGGCGCTATGCCTTGCTCAATGCAATCCCTGATCTTGTTGGAGTTGGTCTGGGTCTTGCCAGTGCCGGGCGGCCCAAGGATGGTTTCATGCTGGTCTGTCAAAACGGCGGATCCTCTGGTTCAAACGTAACCTCTGGCAGGTCAACCTCACCGCGATGCATCTCCGGTACACACCAAACACGCACAGACTTCCAGTTATCATCGTTATCTTGGAAGCGATAAGTCTTGTCTGACTCCGCTCCATTGTTCATCTCTTTTAAACGTTCGGTGATCTGCCCACGGGTGTATAACGTAAAGTTATTGCGCTTTAAAAAATCCTGTAGAGAACTTAACTTGAAATGCGTCAGGCCGTCCTCGGTCCAAGGCTTTCCCGTTAACAGTTCTTCTGGGCTGTGTGCCTGTATTCTAGAAGTGCAAAAGTTTTCTAAAAGTTCCACGAAGAGACCCTTCTGGGTCAACTCTTCTGGAACCGATATCCGTGTTGCGTCACTTAGAAGATTATCGACCAGATCCCGCCAATCGTTCTCCTTCATCCGGGCCGGCATCTTGTACATCTGCTCCATGCAAGCCCGTTGAAACTCAACCTGCATCTGTAGCTGTTTGGTAGACAACTCCAGGCGAGCGCCGTCCACGTCCACAAACCAGACAGGCGGCTCAGACTCAACAACTGTCAGACCGCCAACCGGAACGTGCGAGTTAGCATCACCTACTCCGAACTTCCGCGACCGGCAGAGCGACTTGTTACAGTGGCCGTGGATAGGCTCAGACTTGCACGTATAAAAATACTCTTTCTTTTCCAGCTGCTCCTGTATCAGGACAACCTCACGCGCCGGCAGAGGCGGAGTGCAATAATCCTGGTTGTGCTTTTCCAGCAGTTCCTTCCAATCGTTGGGTGACGCTTGCTTGTAGTAAACGCCCACGTTGAGCAGCGTCATATTGCGGCCGCCTTCAGGTATCCCAAACTCTGTTAGCTTCTGTAGGCAAGGAGGACCATCCGGCAACACGCCGTTGTCTCCCCCCAAGGATATGTTGGATAGCTGCTTGGCTGTAATCCGAGCCTTCTCGGCCAGCGTAAGGAAATTCTCCAAGTCCAGAGAATCGCCACCCTTCTTTAAAGCATACCGGGTGGTGTATTTCGCGTTCTGATAAGGAAGGTTAATAAAGTTTCCCACATCGCCGCGTTCCGCCAGCAACTCCTCCTGCTTAGGAAATATCTCGCAGTTTCCCCAACCTAAAACAGATGCAAACTCTGCCAGCCTGTCGCGCATTTCGGATGCTGCAACCTTCTCTGACATAAAAAGATATAGATGTGCGCCGCCAGACTTGGACCGACACAGGACCAAAGGCAGTTTAAACCTCTTGACCTTCGCAAACAGAACCGGAAGGTCTAAGTTGTAGTCGTCTATGTCCAAGGCCCCAAACAGGCACTTGTTAGTCTCATCAATGGGAATAGACCCAACACCAAGGCTCCCGTCCAAGTGCTCTTGAACAAGCTCCACGGTCAACGGTTCACGGACAATCTCGTACTTTGCCTGTTGTTTGCCGTTCTTTTGACGACCTAAAACGTCTGTCTGTCCATGGGCGCCTTGAGATCCGGTGAACAGATCAAGGAACCTCTGTGCTGAATTTTCCATCAGAATAAACGGGACCCGCTGTTGCGCGGGTCCCTAGTCACTCAGAACGGCACATCGTCAGATGTTATCTCCTGAATAGCCTGAATTGTAGGATCGCTAGGCGGAAGAATCCTTATTTCTCCCGAACTGATCGACGCGTGCAACTCCCGACACTCGGTGTAAGCCTCCATCGATGGAACAGCACCCTCCAGAGCAATGCTCCACGAACCCCATGAGCCTTTGTCGTTGCCGTCCTCAACAGACTTGAGGCGATACGTACTGGCAAACGAGGGCATGGTCTTGCCGTTGTGCTTCTGCATCATCATCATAGACAGCCACAACCGGCTCTTCTTGAGTTGTGTCTTCTTCATGTCCACAATAGCATTCTCCAAGGTGCCGTCGTCATGAACAATCTTTATGTAATGCTGGGCCGTACGGACCAGTTCGTTGCCATTGGATAGCAACTCCATGCCGGAATCCTTATCGCGAACGGAGGTAAGGACATCATTTGAGTCGGCCGCCAGTTCTCCTTCGAATCCGCCGCCTTGGCTGCGCGGTACAAATTCCAGAAACTTCATCTGAAAATGCACCGGAAGCACAATGACGCCTTCGTCAGCATCCCAGACCTTGTTCGTCACGGTGTTGAAGATGTCGCCCTGACCGGCGCCTTCGATAAAAGCGGCGTCACTCTTTTTGAGTTGCGGCGATAACGCCTGTATGATCCGCAGAAAAGGTATCTGTAGATCCGATGAGGTTACTTCTTCAAAACCAAACCCCGCGTCGTCTTCAAAAGCGGCGGCGAGTTCTTTCGTAAGCGATTTTGCTGTTTTAGCCATGTCTATTCTCCTTTGATTTTTGCAATTGTTCCAATGTGTGCGTTAAATATTTCGAGATCGATTTCTTGACCCGACTCCACACGCTCTCGTATTAACTTTTTGAGCGTCTGAGGTTCGACCCAAGTCTTTGCAGCAGTGTCAAAACCTTTTTCCTCAAGATCCGCTTGCATAGCACGAGCACGATTATCCTCGGATACAGGAAATGAAACGCTGACCTGGTTCTTAATAAAGTCAGACGCACCGATTTCTCGTAAATGAGACAATGCAATGTCCCGCTGCATGGGGTCTTTTGGCATCGTGCCACTGACAAAGGTTGCTAGGCTGACGCTATTTCCGCCGACTACAACTTTGTCTAACCCCGTCTCCTGCATTTTTTGGGGAATTAATTCATGCAGGTATCGATCTCTGTTCCGCTTCAAAAGTTTGAGGTTCTCCTCGGCACGGACAAGATCCGTCTGGACCTTACCAACCTGCCTTATTAATCCAGCCAATTCCGTACTGGCCTCGGTCGTCAAATCCTCAAACGCATCCGCATCAGCTTCTATCGTTTTCCATAAGTCGGATTCACTCATAACGTATCTCCTCGTCAGGGTTTAAGTTCTCAATGCCAACACCGCGCAACGATATCTTCACAGGATAGTAGGACTTCTCCATACGATCCCATTTCAATAGATTGACACGGCCTTGGTTGACTTCCGCAGCTATAGCAAAAGATACCCCTATGATGGCGGGGTCGCCCATGGCCAAAAGCCAATCATCATCCGTGAATCCCCGAAGCTTGCGCCTGATTTGAGACACCATGCGTATGGGGTTTATGTGAATCTGATCAAAAGGGCTTGTGAGCGGTTCTAAATCACCCCACCTAGCTGCGGAAACGATATTCACGCGGGGGTTTTCTTGTGTGACGTAGACCGTGCTCATTCGATTTCTCTCTTTCTGAATTTAGACACCATAATCCATCATTTTCTTGTATGCAACACCAAATGTTGTGATATAATGGTATTATGAATTACGATTACAAAACAAAACCCTATAAGCACCAAGACGATGTCTTGCGCGTTTCCTGGGACAAGACGGATTGGGCCTTCTTCATGGAAATGGGGACAGGGAAGTCTAAAGTCTGCATTGATACCGCGTCAATGCTTTACGAAGCCGGCAAGATCGACACCTTTATCGTTGTCGCTCCGAAGGGCGTGTATCGAAACTGGGCGAACCTTGAAATTCCGGCGCACATGCCTGACCGGGTTGCGGAGGGCGCCTCAATAGCTGTCTGGCGCCCCAACCCGCCCAAAGCACTCAAGCAGCAGCTCATCAGCTTTATGAGCCCCGCAACAGGCTTCCGGATGTTAATGATGAACGTCGAGGCTTTGAGTACCAAAAAGGGGCAGAAGTTTTTAGCGTCTGTTCTGGGATCGTCGAAGGCGCTGCTTGCCATTGACGAGTCCACCGCGATTAAGTCGCCAAAGGCCTCCCGGACCAAGGCTCTTCTCAAGATGAGCCATCTGGCACGATACCGCCGCATATTGACCGGATTCCCCGTCACGCAGTCGCCTATGGATCTCTGGTCGCAATGTCGGTTCATGAACAAGTATCTGCTGGGTGACTGTGGCGATAACTTTTTCCAATTTCAATATCGCTACGCAATCATGAACAAACGAACCATGGGCGCCCATTCGTTCAACCAGATCGTCGGGTATCGCAACCTCGATGAACTTTCAGGGCTTTTAAAGAACTTTTCTTCGCGAATCATGAAAGATGACTGCCTCGATCTGCCCAGCAAGATTTACGTTCAGAGAAATGTAACTTTGTCAACAGACCAAGAGCGCATTTATACCGATTTAAAGAAATATGCACTCGCGCACATCGAAGATGCCGAGTTTATGACCGCAACAAACGTCATGACCCAGCTTTTGAGGATGCAGCAGGTGTTGTCGGGCCACACCAAGTCGGACAACGGTGAGGTCATTGAGGTTGCCGACAACCGGCTCGATGAGCTTATGGGCTGCCTTGAAGAATCCGATGGTAAAGCAATCATCTGGTCCAGGTTCCGGTACGATATAAAACGTATCGCGGCCGCACTGATCAAGAAGTATGGGCCACGGTCCACGGTTACTTACTTTGGTGACACCTCCGACGATGATCGGGTGGAGGCCATCGAGCGTTTCCAGAACGGGGACGCACGGTTCTTTATCGGCAATCCAATGACCGGCGGTTACGGGATTACACTAACCGCCGCCACCACCGTCATCTACTTTGCCAACAGCTTTGATCTGGCCGTGCGGATGCAGTCCGAAGACCGAGCGCACCGTATCGGGCAAACGGAACACGTCACATACATAGATTTAATCGCAGAGGGGACGATTGACGAACAGATTGTCAAATCTCTCCGCGCCAAGATGGACATCGCCAGTGTGGTGATGGGAGAGGAACTGAAGGAGTGGTTGAGATGATGGAAAGTCTAACGTTAACCTGCTCTATTTGCGAATCGGAGGTTGATCTTGAAGGCGAGGGCGGCATTACCGGGAACTTCGGCATCTGCCCAGTGGCGTTCTGTGTCTGGTGCTATGCCTCAATCTTAGACATGGTCAGCCAGGGCTGCCTGCGTTGCCAAGAAGACGAAGACCCAACAATTAGACAGAAGCAATTCGATTATTTAAAGGAGACTACAAATGCCTGACATCAAGAAATACAAATCCGTTGCCGTGCCAATCCCTACCTGGGAGAAGCTCTGGAAGATGGCCGGAAAAAACCATCGCTCACCCGCCCAGCAAATTTCGTTTTTGGTTGAGACATCAGAAGACGCGCCTACCGACGCGGAAATTCTATCCAAGTTTGCAGCGGTGAAATCATGAGCAGCGATCCAATTCCCGAAGAAGAGCACCTACAGGATCTATACAACGAGATAAGATCCTTCCTGGAAGGCTGTGATCATATCTCACCTACAGGGCAAGCGGTAGTTCTGCTGAGAATTGCTATTGAAAACGGCGGCGGAGAAATCGGCATGACGGGAATCTTGCATGTCATATCCAGCATGATGACACAGACGCTTGGTATTATGTCAGATGCCGAAGACGAGGGTGAGATTAAATTCCCTCATAAGGATGAACTTGAGGACATCTTACGTGACTTCAACCAGAACAAAACTTCTGAACACTAAACATGCTTACGCATTGGTCCGAAATACTACTGGAAATGCGGAAAGAAAACGGTTTGACGAGGGTTAGGCTCTCGGAGATATCGGGTGTTGGTGTCACCACAATTGAAAACTACGAAAAGAACAAAATAGATGAGCCCTCAATCTATAAGGTTGAGGCGCTCCTTGCGGCCATGGGTTATGAGCTAGAAGCCGTTAAGCCCTGACTATTTTTGTGCATAGAAGATATGTCCTCCAATCTGCTGCCGTTTCGCAAGCACTCTGGACCATGAAGGCTTAACCCAGGTTGCGTGATAGTGGGTGGCGTCCTCTAACCCAGCCACCTCGACCTCTGTTGTCGTCAGAAGGATGGCCAAATCACGGGCCGCAGACCAGGGTCTCTTCTCTGCCGGGCGCTCCGGTTTGCCGTCGCAGTAGTAGCTGAATTGGCATTTATGCCTGACCGGGTTGCCATTCCGGTAACGACCCTGCTTCACAACACCGCAAATCGTGCCCGGATACCGCGCATCACGAACCCTGTTTTGAATTACGATGCCAACCGCCAGCATCCCGCGCCAACCTTGATCTCGAGCCTCGTAGTACATGGCCTCGGCTAGACACGACTTATCGTCAGCGAGAGCGGGGCTGGGCGCAAAGAGTAACGCCGCAGCCAATATCACTGCCCTACACATCTGTTTTGATTAACCATAAATATTTATTGATGTCTTTCCCGCATGACAAGCAAGTCAACGCGGACCACGAAAAGTTGTATACCTGTTTTGAGGCCTTGCAGTGAGGACAATGGATCGTCTTGCCATCCTTGCCGGCATGGGTCCACTTAGGGACCGGCATCAACGCAACACGCTGCTTCCTATGTTTGGGTTTGGGTGTTTCCTCCGCGCTCTTACCAAATAGCCAATTAAAAAACTTCATTATAAACCTTCCTTTCTCATTCTTTCTTCAACGTGTTTGATATGAAGATACTCAATTTTACGGCGCCAAATCTTTTTAAAATTTGGGTCTTTTGCTTTGTCCATAACCTTCGTCATCATGTTAATTTTCTTTTGATACGTCATATCAATACCAGTACGTCAGAACGGCTGATATGATACTACCCACTACGATTAACAAAAAATATTCCGGTCCCATTCTACTCTCCCAATTCTCTTTGCGTTTGAGGCGTTTCCATATTTTCTTCATTGATTTCTCCTTGGCTGTTGCAGCGAGGACAATCGACATAGCTTTTAGTGAAGGCAACGACAGAAATATATCCATTGCCGTGACACTGGTGACATATTTTCATTTATACTCTCCTGATCCCGTGATCGACCATGAATTCGTGGGCGCGGCGGCCCTCCACAATAACGTGGCCCGCCGTTTCGCAGTCTATCCCGTAATGCTCTGCAAAGCGTTCCAAAGTTAAAAAATTGTTGACCCAATCAAGATACATCTCTCGGCAATCGGTGCGCGTCATATTATTTGCTCCCAAGAAATGATTGATTCACCGGCGATAATTCGTAGTAGCCGGCGATTATCTCGTCTTGCAACTGTCCCTCGTCCAGCTCGGAGGAGTCGCTGCCATCGACCAAGCACAGGAGCGTGTAATGGTAGGACGTGATTTCAACGGCAGTGCTTTTTGCACGTGTCTCCGTGCGCGACAACACACGCTCCTTGATTACAATTGTCTTGTAGCCCAGCATCGTGTGGGAATCCGCATCGAGACGGTCGGAAAGCCGGTATTCTGATCCAATGTACATGTCTTTCTTCCTTTCTAGGTGGTAGTTCGTAAAAGTAGCATGAAACATGGACCAGTGTCAAATGCCTTAACTGCCTTGCCTTGCCGAACCATGCCTCGCCACGCCCAGCCGTGCCCCGCCTGACCGCAACTGCCTTGCGTTGCCGGACCTAGCCATGCCACGCCCCGCCTTGCCGATCCGAAACTGCCTTGCGTTGCCCCACCCAGCCGTGCCGTGCCCAGCCTTGCCTCGCCGTAACTGCCTTGCCATGCCATGCCCCGCCCTGCCTCGCCGCACCGAGCCATACCCCGCCCTAACTGCCTTGCCACGCCTGACCACGCCTTGCCAAACCATGCCCTGCCGAAACTGCCTTGCCTTGCCAATCCCAACCGCGCCAAACCAGGCCAGGAACGTAATGTGTCACGTTGCGTTGGACGCCATTTCGCGAAGATCGAAACAGGTTCGTTTCATGTTTTGAGCGAGGTCCGCCTGTCCGAGGTTGACCGCAAGATCGGTCAGCACCTCAATCTTTACAGTCGCCTCATCAATCACCAACAGCGTTTCGTCGAGCACGAAGCTCCACTTGGACTGATCCAAAACCACCCGCTCAATAGGTTCGTAAATGCGATCCCCCTGGTCATTGACAATCCTGACCGAAACATATTTTGATGTGGTGCTGCCGGCAGGCGTGGTGATCTTCACCCGTTTGATCAGGTGTCGCGCCTGCTGGAGACGATGTGCGTGTCCAGCTTTCGCGTCATCCCACTCAAAATGGGCGTGAAGGATGTTGTTGGGGTCACTTGCGACCCCAACAACTGATTCCGGCGTAATGCCGTCCTGCTCGTCCAGCTTTTCCAGTTCGCTGGACAGATCGTCAATGCTCAGACGTGGCATCAGGCCGCCTCCTCTTTGTCAAAAACGACAGCCACATCACTAAGTTTAAAACGGCCAAAGTCGCCGCTCTTCTCCGGGCGCCACTCACCGACACCAACAGACATGCCCGCCCGGCTCAGAAGCGATGCGATGGACGAAGCGCTGATGTTGTCCTCGTCATACTCAATTTTCAACGTCGCCGTCCACTCAGTAAACTCAGGCCGATAACGCAGGTCCATAGACTGCTGGACTTTAACTTCATCAGTACGCATAAAAGGCTCACCATGAATACGAACACACGCAATGCCACGCGTAATGTCACGACCGTCCGGAAGAATGAAAAACATCTGCCGCGCATCCGTCATGTTGATGCCGTCAATCATCTTGGCCGCACGAATCGCAGACTGCTTGAAAGCGGTGCAGGGAAAACCATACGTACCATCCTCCAGCTTGTAAAAACAGGCTTCGTACTCGTCCTCCGGTACACGCTTTTCGCGCTTCACCGCCACCTTCTTGCCAGCGTGCTTGTCTTGCATTTGCTTGCGGGTCTTCTCAGAATACGCGTGGCAAATCAAACCACTCCGACCCTCAATACCAAGCTCAACCACTTTTTGTTTCACCGGATGGATTTCAATAATGTTGTTCATAACAAATTCTCCTTTTTATCACGACATGATTGCCGCGATATAATGGTATTATAAACATAAAGCATGGACCACTGTCAAATGCTTAATCAGAGTTGGGCATGGACCAGTGTCAAATGTCCCCGTTACATATATACGGGCAAATTCAAAAAACAGTTTTGAAAATAGAATTATGGGTGCAAAAAAGTGTAAAAGTGTAACGGGAGCTAAAAACAGGTCGTAACAGGTTGAAATATATCAAAACTACTCGTTACACTCTCGTTACACCCCGTTACACTTTAGGTCTTCCCGTTACACTTTTCTAGCCGAACGGAGGTTTGACCCTTGTTGGAAACAGGGTTAGTTTTGAGAAAGCTAGTATATAGGAGCTATCGGATGAAACGCCGCATCGACACTAAAGCTGAAGAAATTGAAGAGGCTCATGGCCGTAAATTAACTAATCGACAGAAAGAATTCGCCAGGCACTATGTAGACGCAACACACTCAAACGCGGAGTGCGCCAGGCTCGCAGGATATTCTGACAAGAACGGCATCGCCAAAATCCAAGCGTACAAACTTCTCAACCCAAAATTCTTCCCGCACGTCGCGGAATATGTGCTGGAAATGCGCGAAGAGCGCGAGCGGAAATATGGCGTCACTTTGATGGGCCAACTGAAACGGCTGCGGGATCTCTCAATGGGAGCCGAAGAGTCCGGTCAGTTCTCAGCTGCGATAAATGCTGAAAAGACCCGGTCGGCGCTGGGCGGATTGACAACTGATCGGCGTGAGACAAATCACTTTCATGCGATTGAGAATATGGACCGGGAAGAGATTGAAACTAGGTTGACGGAACTTAGAACATCCCACCCTAGTGTATTCTTAGATGCCGATTATGAGGTTGTTGATGACGCAAAAACCGGAAACTCTGATGTGGAACAACCTTCGGTCGAAGATGCCAAAGAGTTGGAACACCACGCGGATTGAAAACCGTTACGGCGGCGGGATCCCAGACGTTCACGTATGCGCGGAGGGGTTGCCTTTTTGGATAGAGCTCAAAGTTACAAAAACTAACCGCGTAAATGTATCTGCTCATCAAGTTGCGTGGAATTTCGCCTATTCCCAATCGGGGGGCGTGAGTTTCTTCCTTGTTGCGGCCCTCGCATCGTCCAACCTATATCTGTTTGACGGGGTCCATGGTCGGGGGTTAGCGGAACACGGTCTGAAGACGGGTCGGGTCGGGGACCATGGGTCGGGGTCGGGTCAAGTCGGGTCGGGTCAAGTCGGGTCGGTCGGGTCGGGGTCGGGTCAAGTCGGGTCGGTCGGGTCGGGGACCCTGGTTCCGTGCCTCTGGTCGGGGTCGGACCAGGTAGAGCTCCAGGAGTCGATGCTTGATATCGTTCGAGGTCGCATTGCGCCGGGGCTCGAGGAAAAATAATACCCTGGCCGGATTTCTCCGACCAGGGTACGGCGGCCAGGTGCACCCGGCCGCCAGCGGCGCCATTATGTGTCAACAACCGGCGCCGGATATCCTCTTCCACCGTCCGCTCTAAAATCGAAAGCTTGTTCTTTGGCTACTTCGAATTGGTACTCTTCTCCGGTGTGCAAATCTAACGTATGCGGGAACGTTTTTACTTCTCTTATCAGATCGCGCACGCTTTCCATGTCCTCAAAATTATTGGATTCTTGCAAACCGTCGTCCGCCATATTATCAAGTAAGGCGTCCGCCGTTTCTGCTATGGCGTCCGCCTCCGTTTTGTTTTTTAATATTGTTTCCATTTTAATAATCCCTCACAACGAATCCGCTAGTGTCATTCTTAGCCTTGGAACCTTTAGGATCCAACCCCACGATAACGGGTTGCGGATCCAGATGGCGCAAATCGTGCTCCGTTCCGTCAATTACGCGGTGACCCAGGAACGTTTCCGGCAGGCCATCGCCAAACACAACCGCAACATTGTAACCTGCCGCGAGAATGCATTTGGCTGCCACCTTGTTAGTTTCCGATAAACTAAAAGTCAGATGGTAGTTGCTAGGCCGGTTGGGATTCAGGATCCGCTTCATGCTTTTGGTGTAGTCGACGAATTGAACATCCGGAAATTGTTCCGGCAACGTCTGTCCGTTGTATCCTTTGATATATTCAAATGCGATATCGGTTGAACCGTTAGGCCTTACGGCAAGCTTTTTGTTTTCGCGGTCCGCTTTCCGGATCATGGCGCGAACGTGTCCCGCCATCTCACCCATAAACGCGTGGCGCTCGTTCATAAAGAATTGAGACTTGGCAACCCGACTCTCACGCGTGCGGTTTGTTCCGTTTTCTAGATCGGAAACGATTGCCGCTTGGCCGCTGTACATTCCCAAGCATAAGGCGCGACAACCGGCGCTAGAGTCTGGGCACAAATTGCCAGCGCCGCCGGTACTATGCGGCGCCATATAGTTGATTGCGTTTAGCCAGCCGTACTTGTCGGCTTTAATCGCTTTCGCGCTATCAGTTGAAAAGAATTTTGTAAATCTAGGCATTGCGAATTCTCCAATGTGTAGTTGTTGACATGGTAAATCTACCATGAATTTCCAATATATGTCAACC